TGGCGCCGATAGTGCCGAGCGCACCACTGATTGCAATGGGAGCAGCCAAACCCAGTAAGCCGATAGTGGCGCCGCCCGTAAGGAACGACAAAGCAACGAGACCAATCCCCGCGAGGACTTGACCCACGCCCTGCCCAGCACCAGCCACCACCGGCGCAATGCTGAACACGTCCCGTTCGGACCAGGGCAGCACAGCCACGCTGGCATCCTCTTGTGTGATGCGTTCCTTGCCGACGGTGACGCGGAAACCCAGTCCGGTCTGCTCAGAGTCGATGAGCCACTTGTCCAGGCCGGGGAAGTTGACGCACAGCGCTTTGATCGCCTGCGCGGGCGTGTCCACCTCAAACTCGAAACGGCACTGTCCGAGTCGCTTGCGGAGTGCGCCGTAGATCTTAACGACTTTCATGCCGCAGGACCATGGCGGTGCTCTTGACATAGTAGCCGCCGAAGACATCGCGACTCGAAAGCCTGCCTTGAACGTGATGCAGGATCTGCTGGTCGCCTAGGTAGATCGCTGCGTGGTTGGGCAGGCTTGCCGACAGTTGCATCAGGATCGCGTCGCCGTACTGCAGCTCCTCGAACGGTACCTGCCGGAAGCCTTGCGAGCGATAGCTGTCGAGGTACAGGTTCTCGCCCCGTTCCCAGAACCGATCACGCCGATCGAAGTCCGCCAGCGTCAGACCCCACTCGCGCTGATACCAGTCCCGCACCAGCGAGTAGCAATCGACCACGCCGAACACAAACTCGCGGCCGACATATGGCAGCTCAAACGCTGCAGGTTCGCACTCGCCCCATGCTTCGGTCTTGGGGTTGACGATCACCCACGGCAGGCCGCTGTTGTTGCACCCGATCTGATCTGCTGCTGATGGGACTGGCTGCGTCACCGGGTGACTATGAACCACGGCCACGATCTCGCCCAGATCCTCGGCTGCTGCGTAGTCCGCCGGATCCAAGACGAAATGCTCGTCTGGTGTGGCGGCGATGTTGCGGCACGGGTAGTACCGGCGCCGGCCTTTGACCACATGGATCAGGCCGCAGCATTCGCGGGGATCCTCGGCCTGCGCGTGCGCCAGGATGTCAGCCTTGAGGGTGTCGGTCAGCTTCATCATTGGGTCAGACCCGCCCCTGGGAAACTTCCAAAAGGCAACTCAGCCGTGGCACCAAACCGCAGCTTGCAGCTCTCCACCCGCTTGCCGCAGACGTCAGCAGCCAGGGTGCCGACCACCTGATCGTTCACGTTCCAGTAATTGCTGCCGGTGTAGCCGCACTCAGCGCCGCGGTACTTCCACTGGCACACGTTGGCGATGATCTGCCGCTGGGGCAGCATGACGCCGGCTAGGTCAAACTTGCTGGCCAGCTCGAACTCAACCAGATCGCGGTTCTCGTTGGACTTGCGATCGACGTACCAGATCTCCGTTGGGAAGCGAGCGTTAGGGTCAGCCGCCGCCTCGCCGTCGAGAAACTTCTTCAGCGTGCGGATCCGCCGCACTGTGGCGCCGCCCAGGTCGTTGCCGGGTGTGGTTGCATTGACCAGCAGCAGCAGCGTGGTCATGTCGCTGAATAGGTTGCTGATCCGCAGCGTCGGGCGCGGCAAACTGCCAGAGCTGGTGTAATCGAAGCCCGTCGCCTCAACCGGAAGCCTGATGTAGGTGTTGCTGGCAAAGACGATGTTGCCGGTGACGGCTGCGTTCACGCCGTTGTGCCAGTAGTAGGTGGTGCTGGCGCCGTGCAGCGTGGTGTCAAGCTGCAGCTCGAACAGTTCAATGATCGCGTTCGGACCCAGGACCGCCAGCTCTTCGTAGACGCTGCTGATCGCTGCCCATGTGACGCCGCCATCTGCGATCGTGCTGCCGATGTCCGTCGGCCAAGCCGGTTGTGTGCTAGCGCTGGTGCCAGCCACAGTGCAGCGGAACACCAGCCCGCTGGCCTGCGTCGCCGTAGCGCGGACGATGGCGCCGACCGCGTAGCTCGTGCTGGCTTGCCAGGCTGCGTAGGCCATTAGGGCTCGAACACTTGGCGAAAGGTGGCGTTAATTATCGCCCTGCCGGTGTAAGGGATGGATTTGCTCCAGCTATCGCAGATCCACTTGTAAGCGGTTGCCTCGTCTGGCGGGGTCCAGTCAAATGCAGCCGCGTCAGCAGCGCGAGCATCAAGGAAGGCTTCAATCGTGTCCGCATTGGCCTCGGTGATGTTGTTCCAGGTCAGAGACCACTCCTTGGGGTTCTGATTGAGGCCATAGGTCAGCCGCTGTTCATAACCGTCGCCAAACTGCACCACACGCCGCTTAGGCGCGCTGCGCTTCTCAGCGCCATAGGTGGGGGTGATCGCGGGAAAGGTAGCCATTAGCGGGTATTGGCGAGCAGGCCGCCGGGACGCTGTTGCTTGACGATCTCGGCCTGCACTGCAGCACCGACGATCCTACCGAGCTGATTGGCATTCGGCTCGTTGCCTTCCACGCTGGTGCCGCCTGCGTCCACGTTGACCACCACGCTAACGGCACCACCAAAGCTGCCGGTTCGTGCAATGCCACCGCTGCGTCCTGGCATGAACAGCTCGGGACCCCGCTCGCCCACCAAGTAAGGCTGCCCTGCCATAACGCTGCCGCCCTTGGCGCGTGTTAGCAGCGATGGCATTCCGAATGCAGCAGGATTAAATGAAACACCAGGAGCGAATCCACCGCCACCGCCTCCAGTCACACCGCCAAACAAACCGCTAAGGGCGTTGATCGCCTTTTGGATAACGAACACCCGCAGCAGTTGATTGGCAATGTCGATCAGCACGCCAGAGGCAATGCGCCGCAGGCTGGTGCCAAAGTCCTCACTCCCTTGAATTAAAGCGTTGAAAGAAGATGTCAGCCCTTCTCCAATCGTGCCAGCAAGGCCATCTGCCACTGCTTTTTGCTGCTTCTGTTGTTCTGTTAACTGAACAGTAAAGTCAAGCGCTTTGCCGTAGCCTGCCGCCATGTCGGCAATTCGCTCAACGATCGTCGGCAGTGTAACTTTTGCCTCTGCCTCGTTAATCTCTTTCATCGTTCTGGCATATTCCACAACAGCCGCCATGATCTGAGCCTTGCGCTCATTAGGTCCAATCTCTTGCTTTGAAATCTCAAGTAACGCGAGCTGCTTAGTGTAATAAGCATCTTGTTGTTTGTTTTGCATTTGCTGCGCAATGCCAAGCCGCAACCGCAGTTCTAGCTCTTGCGCGGTGATGTCTTTGATTTCTTTATCTTGCTTAGCGCGAGTAGCTTTTGAGCCGCCACCGCCACCGCCAGTTGCAGCGGCTAAGGGTGGAGCAGTGAAAAGTTTATTGGTTTGTTGTGCGCCTGTTTGCAGTCTTTTTTGAGCCGCAATGTTGTCATTGATTTTTTGCAAGATCACCCCTTGCAATTGCACAGCCCTGTTTGCATTGGGATCATTAGGACCAACGCTTTGCAGCAATCTTTGGTATTGCTGCAGCGCTTGCAAGTTTTGCTGGATACCTGTTTTATTGCGTTGAGAGCCAACCTGACTGACACCTTTGGCGATATTATCGACTGCTTGCGATGTGGCACCGATATTCAAAAACTGACGGGCGCCAGCGACGTTGCGTGTAAAACCACCGCCTCTGCCTGCTGCCAATGCAGCATTGATAGCATCAACGACCGCAATTGCTTGATTGAAAATTGCCTTAAGCGCTGGCGTCAGCACTTGGCCGATCCGCCTGGCTATTGCATCAACGCCATCCTGCAGCGTTGACAATTTGCCACTTAGGGTATCGCTTTGCGCAATAGCGCCATTGGCGTACTTGCCGCCGGCGCTAGTCAGCCGCTGCAGTGCTACCTCAACAGCCTTGGCGCTGATCTGACCTTTGCTGAGTGCCTTTTGGAACTCCTCGCCGGTCATCCCATACATTTTGCGCAGCTCTTCCTGCAGCGCGATGCCACGCTCTTGGAACTGCAGCAGCTCCTCACCCTGCAGCCGCCCCTTGGCCTGCACCTGACCGTAAGCCGTCACCAAGCCTTGCAGCTCTGCGCCAGTGGCGCCAGATGCGTCAGCCAGTCGGCGGGTTGTTTCTACAACATCACCAGCAGCAACACCGAATGCCTGCAGGCGCTTGGCTGCATCAATTAGCTCGGTGCTGGTAAATGGCGTTACTGCGCCAAGCTGCTGCAGCTCTTGGATGATCTGCTTGGCCTGTTGTACGCTGCCGGTCAGCACCTGCAGACTGCGGGTCTGGCTTTCAATCTCTGCCGTCTTAGCAAAGATAAACTTTGCGGCTTGAATAGCAGCAAATGATCCGGCTAATTTGCCGATCGTGCCCTGCAGCTTGCTAATAGCCGATTCAGTCTGCCCTGACGCCCGATTGACCTGCTGCAGGGCGTTAACCGCCTGCCGCGAGTCAACCCTTAGCTCAACGTTGGAGACTGCCATAGCACCAGTTTACCGGCGACGGGCTTTGTCCATTGCTTCTTTCTCGCGTTCGCCTTTGATCTCGTAAAACGCTGCAAAATGGATGAACTCGGCATCGGTCAGCTCAGTCCGTAACCGGCTGACCGTCATGCCAAGCTCAGTGGCCAGGAAGAACTCAAAAAAGAGCCAACTGTCCTGGCCTAGCCTTTTTTTGCTTCCTCAAGCCCGGCATCATCGCCAAGACCGAATAGGAACAGCTCCAGCTCGTTCAGCACGCGCTCAGGCAGCTCGCGTTGCAGCTTGGCTGCATCGGCCGGTGCAAATGCCTTGGTGCCGTTCTCCAACTCAGCAATCTGGCACAGCATGTAGGTGCTGATCTCCAGTGCCTCATCAGACCCAGACAGCGTGGTGGCACGCTTGCGGTCTGCGCGGGTGATCGGCTTGAAGTAAAGGTCCAGCACCGTATCGCCAGCATCGTTCTTGATGCTGAACTTACGGCGCTGGTTAAGGTCAAATGCACCGGCAAGCAAGTCAACCGGGCGTTGTGCGGCGGGCATCAGATGCTGAGGGTAAGGGTTCCGCTGGAGACGAAGTTGATCGTAACGATCTCAAGCTCGCCAACCGTAGCGGAGTATTCCGAGCTTGTCACCACGATGGTGCCGGTGATCTTCTTGCCGCCGGTCTCATCCAGATACAGCTCAACGGCTGCATCGGCCTCGTCGGTGGCTTGGTTGGCATCTTTGATCAGGTCCAGCTTGTCGCCGGAGCCTGGGGCGTCATACATCACCTCAATGGTGCCCGAGCCGCTGATCAGGCCGCCCACATTGGCGCGGTAAGTGGCGCCTTGGGAGGTCACGTCCAACGACTCTTTCTCAACGGTCATGCTCCAAGACCGCACTGCAGCGATCTCGGACAGGCCGCCTGCACCAGCCTTGTCAAAGAAGACAGTGCCCTGTTGCCCGCGATAAAAAGCCATGATCAGATGTCCAGGGTAATGGCGCCGTTGGTGACGAAGTTCATGGTAATGACTTCGATTTCGCCCACGGTAGCCGAGTATTCAGCCGAGGTGATCACACCGTCAAAGCTGATCTTTTTGGTCCCGGTGGTGTCCAGGAACAGCTCAAACAACGCAAGCCCCTCATCGGTTGCGGTGTTGACGTGCTCGATGAACACGTTGGTCTCGTCAGAGCTGCTGGCGGTGTACAGCACCTCGCAGGTGCCGCTGCCACTAATCAGCCCGCCGACGTTTGCACGATAGGTAGCGCCTAGTGCGGTGGTGTCGAGTGATTCCTTCTCGACTGTGAGCGACCACGACCGGGTGCTGGTAATGGTGACGCCGGTAGCGCCAGCATCGTCAAACTTGACGCTGCCTTGCTGCCCTCGGTAAAAAGCCATAGCTAGAGATCCTCGAAGGTTTCAAAGGTCAGTCTGACCTGTGTTTGGAAGAAACCCTCCGGTGCTGGCGCGGCCACTACCTCGGGTCCGATCGGCGGGTCAAAATGAACACCGCTGACTATGACCCTATTGTAAAGGTCTCTGACTCGCTTGCCGATTGTTAGGTTGGCGCCCGGACCAACGCCTTTAGGGGTGAAGATATTGATTGCGACGACGCCAATAATGCTGTTGCTGCTGCCGGTGGTGCCACCAAGGGTCAGGTACTCATTAGCGCCAAAGCTAACGAGGCACTGCACCCATGAGCTGTTTGGCGTCGGCACATAGGGCTGATTGTGGAACACCACAGGGATAACGGGCGACGCGGCCATCTCAGTAGCAAGCCGTGCCTCGATGGTGGCGCGGATGGTGTTGAGGTTCGCAGCAGCCATCAGCCTTGCCTCCTGATGCGCTCCCAGTTTGTGTTAACAAAGTTCTGCATCTCACGGGCTGTGCGGTCTACCCATCCTGCCGGTGCCTGCTTGCTGCTGCCTTGTGCCAACGGCTCGGCATACGGCAGGTTGTTGTGGACGCTGTAGTAGTTACCTAGCTTTTCCTGCCCTGACTGGTAGTTGCTGCCCTTGGGCGGCGTGATGCCAGCGCCATAACTGCCTTCAGGTGCGGGGGCGCCATCGGCTGCATTCTGGCCAATCTGCCAGCTAACGCGGAATCGGCCGGTATCCACTGGGCTTTGCTGCTTAAGCCTTGCATCAGTCTCCAGCACCGTCACACGCAGCAGCTTCTCAAGCTGGTCGCCCATGTAATTACCGATGTCGCGGATGGGCAGGTTGCTCATGCTCTTAGGATCATCTCGTAAGTGATCGCGGTGTTGTCCTGCTCGATTGTCTGGATGCGGATGATCTGATGCACCACGCTATTGATTAGCACCTTGTCAACCGTGGTAGGCGCCGTGCTTAGGTCTGCTGCCGCCACAATCAGCCGCTTATCGCCAGCCTGCACCAGTTCGTTCACCTCGCGGATATTGACATCCTCCAGCACGCCCCGAACGGTCGTGTCTGTATTGGTCTCAGCAATGGTGCCCGTTGCTGAATCGTAGCTGCCAGTTGCGACGCGACGGATCGTTGCAACACCGCCAAAGCGTGCCATCAGCTTGCTGGCAACCTTCCGTAGCGGGCTAGCAAGTGCCATCAGAGTTTGTAGGCAACGCAGTGGCCATTCTGCAGCTTGATGCTGGTAAACACGCCGTACAGCGTGGTTGAAGCGCTGAACGACTGACCGGATAGCGTGGTGCCGTCGTAGTTTTGAGCTACGACCGTATCAATCTGCGTGTTGGTCGTGAAATGAATTGCTCCCCAGCGCCCTGTTCGTGTTGTGCTGTCACCAATAAAGGTGGCGCCAATCGAGTAATCAATGCCGAAAAAATTAGGTTCGCTCATGGTCAGATCCGGTAGGCGACGACTTTGCCGCTGGCCAGCGTGACGCTGGTAAACACGCCGTCGATGTAGTCACCAGCCATCAATGGGACCGATGTAAAAGCGTTGCCGGTTGCGTTCTGCACCGTAGCTGTACTGATCACAGCATCGGCAACGGCATAGAGTTTATAGAACCTGCCGGTATGAGCTGCCGTATCGGTGATGTACTCAAAGCCAATGCTGTAGTCGTCCATGGTCAGCTCCGGCGGATTGAAACGTTACCAGGTCCACTGATTCTAAGCCCTGTCAGGTATCGCTCCATAATTGGTGGCACTTTATCCGCACCAACGGCGCCGTAGCCAAGGTTGGGCGTCACGTCAAGGCTGCCGATCTTGACGTTCTTGTAGTCCTCAAGTCCGCTCAGGCCAAGCCCGTCCGGGTTGTTGTGCAGGTACGTTGCCAGCACCACCTGCGCGTACTGAATCTGGGTTGGGATCTCAGTGTCGGTAAAGTAGTCCGTCGTGATGCGGAACGGAAACCCAACCGCGTAGGTATTGATATAGGTGTCAGGTTTGCGCACGCCTGTACGCGGCCACTGCAGTGCCTGCGTATCGGTCGCCCGTGCGCCAAGGAACCGCTCGCGGTCTAGCCGTTGCGTCGCGGTAAACAGCGCCCGGTTCTTCTGGTCAGTGGTAGCCGATGCCCATGCGGTGACATCAGCATCCTGCACAAAACCGTCAATGATCGCCTGTGCTGCTGCCAGCGTCAGGTAGCTGTTTGCGTCGGCCGCGCCTGGCGTGGCCACGATTGTGATTGCCATCGTCAGGCTCCGTTAAATCCAGTGTAGGAGTTGGCTCTGGCATAGAAAGAGAGGCCACCTCCGTAGAGGCAGCCTCCTTTTCACGCAGTCGCCGGAAAGCGAACAGCCCCATCAGAGGCGCTTAAGCAGCACAGTCACGATCACACCAGCCAAAGTGGTGGTGGTGCCGGTCACGTCCAGAGACAGGCGATCGCCAGCCTCCAGGGTCAGATCGGCGGTGGTGCTGGTCAGTTCACCAGAATCAGCAGCATCGAACTTCTGCTCGGTCAGAGCAGTGCCCTTGAAGTTGATCTTGGTAGAGCCGAGCAGGTCATCGCCAGCGGTGGCAGCTTCGGTGCCTTGGCAGCGACGAATCGTGCCAGTGACGGTGCCAGCATCGTTACCGGCGGTGGCATGCACCTCGCGGATTGTGACCACTTGGCACTTCACCGGAGCGGTGAAGAACTGGACATCAGCCACCGAGGAGGCGATGTAGTGGTCAGCAACGATGTACTGCTCGTTGGACAGTTCAAACTGGGAAGGTTGTGCCATGGTTAGTTACCTCAATCAAAGTTGGAGGTGTTGGTGGCACGCACGATGCCGAGGTTCTTCAGCTCGTACACCTTCGACCAGTTGCCAACCGTTTCCAGTTGAGCGCGGGTCGGGTTGGCGGTGGTGACGCCCCACTTAGCACCAACAGGGTGGTAGCAGTAGTGCAGGTCGATCGACATGGCATCGCTCTTGGCGAGGATGTCACGGTCGGTTTCGGTCTGCATTGCGAGCTGTTCGCCGGAGGCAACAGCGCCCTGGGTAAAGAAGTAGGTGGCGTACTCGGTCGAGCTGCCGCTGCCGTCGGTCTGCACATCGTCAGACACGATCACGCGCAGACCCATGTAGGTCGGCACGCTCACGGGTCCGTAAGCGCCAGCGATGCTGCCGCCGACGAAGTCAGTGACGCTAGAGGTCAGACGAGCGTCTGTCTCGGTCACATAATCGATCGCCTTGCGCTCGACTAAGTCGTAGTACACCTTGCTGTGCATAGCAACAGCTGCCAGCTTGTCGCCTTGGTCGCCCAGCAGGCTGCGGGCTTCGGCAACGTGACGGGGGCTCAGCGTGGTGGGGGTATCACCAGACTCGCCGTCAATGGTCAGGCCAAAGAAAGCAGCAGAGCTGGAGGTAGAACCAATGCTGCCGAACACACCGGCCAGGCAGGACAGCAGGTCCTTTTGGCGCTGGTTGGCAACGTAGTCAGCGATCTTGGCGCCGATGGCGGCCATGGGATCGGCACCAGCAGCCAGGGCTGCCAGGTCACGAGCCTCAAAAGCACGGCCACGGTGCAGGATGACGCCGACCTGCTTGTCAGCAGTGATCTTGCCGGGGGTCAGCGAAGTGCTATCGGTCAGCACCTCGAAGTCGCCGGAAAGGTTGGCTTTCCAGAAGGGGACGTTGATAAAGTCACCACCCTCAGTTGCATTCAGCTCCGCCAGGGGCTGCACCACACCGCTAGCCAGAAAGGCATCACGCTGCGTGGTTTGCTCGATGACGTAAGGCGTAAAAACCTCTGGGATGATGATGTCAGAGCGAAGAGTCGCCATGATTCATCTCGGGGAATGGTTTACGGTGTGGGCGCAGCCCAAAGCACCAGCGCAGCCGGTTGCTGGCAGCTT